CGTCTGGTTAAGAATCCTAACATTTCGGTCATGGTTATTTCCAAGACCCAAGAGCAGGCAAAGAAGTTTTTGTATGCGATCAAGCAACGCTTGACGCATCCGAGGTACGCTGACCTACAGGCAGCATTTGGTCCGACAGATGGATACAAAGCTACCGCAGATCAGTGGTCAGCAACCAAGATCTATCTTGGTGGCGACATCCGCGATAACGACGCTAAAGACCCTTCAGTCGAAGCTATCGGTATGGGCGGACAGGTTTACGGAAACCGTGCAGACTTAATCGTTCTTGACGACGTAGTCACTCTGAGTAATGCTTCAGAGTGGGCTAAGCAACAGGAGTGGATTCGCCAGGAAGTAGCTTCACGTCTTCCGCCAGGTGGTGGTCAACTGCTTGTAGTTGGCACACGAGTCTCAGCGGTTGACTTATATAAAGAGCTCCGCAACCCACAGCATTACACCGACGGCATATTGCCTTGGTCATATTTGTCCATGCCTGCAGTCTTAGAATATGCAGACAAGCCTGAAGATTGGAAAACTCTTTGGGCAAAGACCGAACAACCCCTTACGGATACTGACGTACCCGACGAGGATGGCTTGTACGATCGATGGACAGGACCGCGTCTAACGGCGGTCCGTAATGAGGCAGGACCATCTAAGTGGTCTCTGGTTTACCAGAACCTCGATATTGCGGAGAATGCAATCTTCGACCCGATGTGCGTCAGAGGCGCAGTAAATGGAATGAGAAAATCGGGTGCGTTGGTAGCAGGCGCAGCAGGACATCCCAATAACCCTGAGAACTTTTACAGGGTTATAGGTATCGACCCAGCAATGTCTGGTGATACCGCTGCTATCGCCTATGCGGTTGACCGCAGGTCACATAAACGCTACGTCATGGATGTTCACATCATGACAGCTCCTACACCTGCAGCAATCCGATCTCTTATTCGGGAATGGACTGATGCGTATAAACCGCATACGGTCATTGTGGAATCAAATGCTTTCCAGCTTTTCCTTACACAAGACGAAGAGATTCGTAACTTCCTGTCTACACGTGGAGTCGCATACCGACCTCACTACACAGGAAACAACAAGCAAGACCCAGAGTTCGGCGTAGCCTCTCTGGCTCCACTGTTCGGAACCGTCACTAAGCGAGACGGCGTCATGAACAACTTCAAGCATGCTGATGACAACTTGATTGAGTTACCAGACAGCTCGAAGAATGAACACGTTAAAAAGTTAATCGAACAACTTGTTACTTGGCAACCAGGAGTACAAGGCAAGAAGCTCAAGATGGATGCCGTGATGGCGTTATGGTTCTGTGAGATTGTAGCCAGAGAAACTTTATTAACCTCGACTAACGTACCAAACTTTATAAACAATCAATTCACACCTCGTGGAGAGATTGAATCAAGGTACATCATCAACCTAGATGATCTCGCTGCACAACAGCGAGCTGTGAGATTGTGACATTATGAAAGAACTTGTAAATGCATTCGAGCAATTAAAAGCTCGAAACTCCGAGCGCGACAAGCGCATGCGCGAGGTTGCTTTGGTTAGAGCGGGTAATGCCGATCAGGTCTTCCGTGGGCTATTCCCAGAAGGCGTGTGGTCACGTCCTATTATTGCCAACCTCATTGACGTCGTTGCACGAGATGTTGCTGAACAAGTCGGTGTTCTACCTACCATTACTGCTGCTGGCGATTCATCTCTAGATGATAACCAGCGTTCCAAGGCTGACAAGCGTACAAAGATTGCCAACTATTATGTTGCGTCATCTCGACTTGGAACGGAACTACTGCGTGGCGCAGATCAGTTAGCAACCTATGGCTTTGTTCCTTTGCGAGTTGAACCAAACTTCAAGGACAAGCGACCACACATCCATGTGGAAAATTCAATGGGTGCTTATTACGATATGGATCGCTTCGGTGTTGTAAACACCTACGCTCGTCTGTATCACCGTAAAGCTGGAGATTTGGCTGCTCACTTCCCCGAGCATGCCGATGCAATTCTTCAATCAAATACTTATACACGCGGCGATGGCAATAGTTTATTGCAGGTCGTACGCTGGACAGATAAAGAAAAGACTGTTCTTTTCTTGCCAGATCGGGGAGGTTTAGTACTTGCAACAACACCGAACAAGACAGGTGTCGTCCCAATTGCGATTGCTCAACGCCCTTCTCTTGATGGCGAGACCAGGGGTCAATTCGACGATGTACTACCTGTTTACGCAGCGAAAGCGCGACTTGCTCTCCTTACTATGGAGGCTGTTCAGAAGTCTGTTGAAGCTCCTCTTGCTCTTCCCAATGATGTTACTTCTCTATCCATTGGTCCTGATTCAGTCATCCGTTCTAATTCCCCTGAGAAAATTCGTCGTGTCAATCTGGACGTACCTCAGTACGCGTTTGCGGAGAACAATGTCCTAGCAGACGAAATGAAATTGGGAACACGTTTCCCTCAAGCACGTGCAGGACAAGCAGAAGGATCAGTAGTTACTGGTCAAGGCGTAAAGGCTTTGATGGCAGGTTACGATTCGCAAGTAAAGATTTACCAATCAATTCTTGGTGAGGCAATCGGACAAGCAATCTCATTTGCATTCGCAACTGATGAAGCATACTTTGCTGATATTACTCGTGAAGTATCTGCAACTGCTAACGGAGTTCCTTACAAGTTAAAGTACAAGCCATCTTCCGACATCAATGGAAACTTTGGCGTGACCGTTGAGTACGGTCTTATGGCAGGTTTAGATCCTAACCGCGCATTGGTATGGGGTCTACAAGCTCGTGGAGATAAGTTAATCTCTCGCGGAATGTTGCGTCGCAACCTTCCTATCTCGCTTAATGCTGGTGAAGAAGAGCGAGCAATCGATATCGAAGAGATGCGTGATTCGCTTAAAGCGTCCGTATCTCAAATGGCTGCAGCAATTCCACAAATGGTAATGCAAGGTCAAGATCCGATGAAGATTGTAGAAAAGATGGCAAGCGTTATTACAGATCGCAAGAAGGGTATTCCTCTTGAAGATGCAGTAGCAAATGCTTTTAAGCCAGAACCAGCACCACAACCACCAGCAGGACAACCAGGAATGGCAGAACAGCCAGCAGTTCCTGAACCTGGAATGGGTGGAGGACAAGCACCACAACTTCCTCAAGGTAGACCACCTATGCAAGAACTGCTTGCAGGTCTAACAGGTGGAGGAAATCCAAATCTAGCAGCGAGAGTAACTCGTCAGATCCCAGCATAACTAAGGAGAAATAAATGTTCGGAAAGCAAGGAAAGCCAGCAAAGGCTCCAACTTCAACAGCAATGTCAGCAAAGAAGAACGGCGGTAAGTCCGTTGGTGCAGGCATGGTTAAGCAAGGCGTTACCCCAAAGGGTATCAAGGGCAATAACAACAAGCTTAAGTAATCAAAGAAAAGGATAATCAAATGGCACAAATGCGTAAGTCTGCACCAAAGAAAGACAATGGATTAATCCAGGCTATTACAAATAGCTATCGCGTAACAGCAAAAGAAGCTGCACAGATTGTTAAGCAAATTCAAGAGTCCAAGCCAGTGCTTACAGGAATCAATCCAGCTAAGGAAGCAGCTAAGTTTGTTGGCGGAGCAGTAAAAGCAAATGTTCAACTTCCAGGCAAAGTCGCAGGAATTGCAAAGAAGAATGCTTCAGGAGTTGTAAAGAGTTTCAAGCAAGGTTACAACAAGTAATTTTAATTAAGTAAAGGATAACTATGGCAGCGAAGAAGTCAAGCTCCAAGAAGTTTAAGCAAGCGCGTAAAGCTGCTATAGCCGATGCCAAAGGAGCTTTTGCAACAGGAAAGACTAAGGCATACCGCAAAGATCCTATGGCTAAATTATCAGCCGAGGATGAGGTAACACTCAAGGAGATGCGTAAAGAGGCTAAAGGTAATTACATTACCGACGACAAGGGCAATAAGGTTTTTCAAAAGCCTACAGAAACTGCTCAAGAGCGTTTTGCTCGTGATCGTCGTGAAGCCAAAGCAGCGATTGATCGCAAGTATGGTGTAGAAGAAAAGCCTAAGAAGGCAGCTACTCCTGCTAAGGCAGAAGCACCTGCTCAAGAAAGCCCAACAGCAAAAAAGAAGGCAGCAACAAAGAAGCCTTCTGTAAAGAAGTCAGCAACTCGTGCTGAACGTTCTGCTGCAAACAAGGCTAAATGGGCAAAGATGACACCTGCTGAACGCAAGGAATGGTCTTCGTCAAAGACAGAAACACCAGCTAAGAAAACAGAAACACCAGCTAAGAAAACTACGACACCTCCAAAAACAAAAACACCAAAGGTAACACGTCCAACAGATGCTTCTATTACAAAGATGGAAGATGATTACCTAAAGAAGACACAAGAAAAACTTATTAAGCAAGGCAAGCTTTCTGGATCTAAGGAAGTAGCAATTCGCTCAAAGGGTGAACTTGTTTCTAATAAAGGCAAGGG